ACACTTCCATTGTGAATGATAACCCACTCTTTCTCACCAATGCATGGCACTACTGCCCACATTCCATCAGAAGATACATAATCCCTTACACATTTTGGATAAAGTAGTGTAGAGTTTTGGTTGTAGTATTTCATCAATTAGGGATAATCAAAAAACCATAGCTGATTGAACTTGGTCAACACTGGATCCCATCACTTTTGCAAGGAGATCATTACCATCATAGATGAAAGTGTTCTTACCTCTTTGACGGAAAGAAACGTCATCAGGAACATAACCAAATCCGAAAGAATCTTCGATAGCACTGAAGTCCATGACTCTCATTGCACCTTTACCTTTCTCTAGCATGAAGGTATCGCTACCCTCACCACCCCAAGATTTATCGTTTCCAGTACCACCAAAAAGAACATCATTGCCACTGCCACCGTATAGACTATCGTTACCAGTTCCGCCGAAGAGTTTATCGACACCAGAACCACCATAAAGTTTATCTTTACCTACACCACCAAAGATGTCATCATTGCCACCTTCTCCGTAGAGATGATCATTACCTTTCTCACCAAAAAGTTCGTTTCGAGTATCATTACCCCACACTCGGTCGTTACCACTACCAGCACGAACATTCTCAACATTAGTGATAGTGTCCCAACCATCTTTAGTGTTCTGGACTGTAGTAATCCGCAAGTCTACGCGATTACTTTTCCTGCCAAATAGTGCGGTATCAATGCCATCTCCACCATAAAGAATGTCATCACCAAGACCACCTTCAAGGGTATCGTGTCCATCATAACCATAAAGAATGTCATCGCCTCTACCACCATTCATGTAATCATTAGTGGAGTAACCTTGGAGGGTTTCAGAATAACGAGATCCAGTAACTTGTTCAACAGGATCATCCTCAACACCCCAGAGGTATTGTAGTGCTTGAATGTCCGCAGCAGTAAACCACTCTGCCCAACCATTTGCACCCTCATTGTATGACATAACAGTGTCATCAGTTGACCACTCTGGATTAGTAGGATCTTCACCAGGGTGAGACAAACCTAGAGCATGTCCGATCTCATGAACTATAGTATTTCCATCAAATTCACCCACGGCATTTGTACCTTCAGTATCCTTCCAAAGAATATCCCACCAGGAAGTCTTACCAACTTCCTGAGGCACAACCTGACCAACTACACCAGGGAACCAACTAGAAGATTCATCAACGCAATGAATATCAAAGTCAGAATCTTTGATAGAAGATGCAATACTAAAGTCCAGATCAATCAGGGGATCCAGAGTCAAGAAGATGTCTTGAATAAATTGCATCTCTTCTGAAGAATGTCCCACTTCAAATATCTGAGTTCCATCAGCAAGATTCGTATAACCATACGAATTGCTGACATAATACGTCAGAGTTTCACTCCCATTGTCGGAAAGTGCATCTTGAGTATGTTCCCAGAACTCAGGATGTTCCAGAAGCAAAGTGAAATCAATCGTGGGTTGATCGTGGTCAACGCAGTAAGTGTAACTCATAATTTCAATTCAAATAGGTATATTTTACCAGATAATCTGGTGTTTGTCACGCAGCACATTCCATAACGAAGGTTTTCTTTCTATTCTCGTCAACCAATTCGAGGAAGTCGTCTACATCATACATCTCCCCAGCATATCTAACTTTAGAGAGTCTCTTTGATTGATCATTATCAAAGATCTTATTCAGGTAGGAACATACTCTAACCATCGTTCGTTTGTTGCCTTCCTCCACATTTGTTGGTCTTCTATGTAAGGTAATTTCTTGGTCCATAAAAACTAATTGACCATCCACCCAATTTTGGGTGTAAATGTATTCATCCTTATAAACGACCTTGTTTATTTCTTTCATAATTTTATTACTTTCTTCTATAGACATGCCGACAAATCCATCAAATGCGTGATCTTGAACTTTCATTCCAGGCAGACCAGTACATGTTTCTCGATAGAGTTTGGTTTCCATTCCATCAATAGGAACAGAACCATAGTGTATTAACATTGTCTGTCCACTATTTAATCCTGGAGCAACTACATTATCAACCCATTTATGTCTGACCATAAGTTCTTTTACCATACTTTGCATGTCAGAACTGAGAGATTCATAGGCATCATGAGTACACAGAAACTGAGTTTGACTGTTTTCTGTAGAGCTCTCACTTTTTAGTCCTATAATTCTTTGACCATCATCAAAAGCAAATTGATCACTATGCCAATCCAATTCCCCATTTTGAAAGATTCCTTTTGGTCTATTCTTTTCATCTGTTTTATAACTTACAAGACTAACTGCACCCTTGAAGTTTGTATCAATTTCTCTGTTAATCCACCCTAGGTTCAATAGTAGTTCTCTCCAATGTCTACCTTGAAGTTTCTTAGAGATGACAGCATCATGAATAAAAGCTCTACTTGGATCCCCCCACTCCATCATTGTACCATAGAGAGTTTCTAGTGGTACGTTTTCGTTTACAAATACGATACAATGAGCAGAACAAAGTCTGCCTAGTTCTTTTATTTCTTCTTTACAATTCCAATCAATGTCATAAACCTCAACACCAACTGATGCACTATAATTTTGTAACGATCTGGTCTTCATTTAAGAATTAAGAGTTTTCATAAGTTAAAAATGTTTTTTTTTTCGATCCGCATCTACCAACTTGATAAAATCATCAATGTCGTAGAGCGATCCATTATACCTAATTTGAGAAAGTCTTTGGGACTGTTCATTATCATAGATTTTGTTCAGGTAAGAAATGACTCTAGTCATAGTTCTTTTGTCTCCATCTTGAACATTTGTTGGCCTCTTATGGAGAGTAATTTCTTGATCCATAAAAACAACTTGACCATCTATCCAATTTTGTGTGTAAATGTATTTTTCTTGATAGATGGCCTTCTTGAGTTCACCCATAATTCTATGACTTTCTTCTCTTGAAAGTCCAACAAAACCATCAAAAGAGTGATCCTGAATCTTCATGCCAGGCAATCCAGTGCAGGTTTCCCTATACAGTTTAGTCTCCATTCCATCAATCGGAACAGCATTGTAATGTATCATTAGGGTTTGAGATTCATTCAATCCTGGAGCTAAAAGATAGTCGGTCCACTTATGTTTCATGACCAACTCTTTTACCATACTTTGCATGTCAGAACTTAGAGATTCATAGGCATCATGAGTACACAGAAACTGAGTTTGACTATTCTCAGTATCACTGACACTCTGAAGTCCTATAATTCTTTGACCATCATCAAAAGCACATTGGTCACTATGCCAATGCAATTCTCCATTTTGAAATAGTCCTTTTGGTCTATTCTTCTCCCCTTTTTTATAACTGACCATGGTAACTGCATCTTTCATGCTATCGTCAGTGTCTTCATTGACATAACCCAAGTTCAGTAGGATTTCTCTCCAATGTCTACCCTGAAGTTTCTTAGAGATGACAGCATCATGAATAATTGATCGACTAGATTCTCCCCATGACATCATGGTATTGTAAAGAGTTTTTAGTGGCACTTCTTCATTCACAAACACAATACATTGGGATGCACACAATTTCCCAAGTTCTATAACTTCCTCTTGACAATTCCAATCAATGTCATAAGCTTCAACACCAACAGATGCACTATAATTTTGCAATGATCTAGTCTTCATGTTCTAGAGATATCTGTAAAATATGTAGTCATCGACGGATCTCCGATATAGCAGGTTGACCCTGATTAAACACCGTGTCTACCACTGCCTGAACCTTTTTAGAGGTGGAGATACCCACAGAGTCATAAACAGGGATGCAGACCAATCCAAAGGTCTTAGACTTGTCACCCAGACGGATAACACGTCCGATAGATTGACTGATACCGATGTAATCCATGTTGCGGAGGAAGATGACACTTTCCAGTCCGTTGACGTTGATACCTTCGGACAGGATGGAGTGGTGAAGAACCACAAACTTCTTGTTAGGATCCTTACCCCATGCATTTAGAGTGTCAAAGAATACCTCACGGTTCACCTTTTGACCATCAATAATTGCACCAGTCTTGGAGGTAATCGTCATCCAAGAGTAACCACGAGACGCGACATCTTTGCAGAAGTCAGAGTCACTCAACAGACCCATGATCTGTTTGGTAGTTCTAGCACAGACCAGAATCTTGTCTACATTTTGGTCATCAATCGACTCGATCAGAAAGTCACTATCACGCGACCAGATCTTGAACTTATCCTGAACCATTCCGAGTTGTTTGACAACAACTTTAGGAGGAAGAATGTAACCCTGTTCAACCAACTCAGGTGCAGGAATGTTGCAGATTACCTGACCATAAACCTCAGGCATATTCATCCCAGGTTTGTTGATAGTCAGAGAATGTTTCGGGGTTGCAGTAAAGAAGAAACAACGATCTGCATCGTTAGAGAAGAACTCAGTTGCAGGGAAAAAGTTCCTCTTAACAGAGTTATGTGCCTCATCAAAATAGATGTTATTGACCTCAATATCCGACTGACGGATACGATCCA